GTATCTTTGTAGTTCATTAAGGACACGACGCCAATCAGGCACATGCTTATTAATAAGCTCAGCAACAACAGCTTTATCATATTCTACCTCTTCTTTAGAAAGTATTCCCACTGTTCTTTTAAAGAATTGTACAGCAAGTCTAGGTAGATCGTCTTTGGAAATTTTGAAGTCAACCACGGAGCATCGTGAGTGTAATGGTTCAATGATGCGGTGCTTGAAGTTACACGTGAGTATGAAGCCGCAGTTCCGTGAGAACTCTTCCATGAAATTGCGTAGAGCTGGCTGTGTAGAGTTGGCGTTAAGGTAATCGGCTTCGTCGAGGATGACATACTTTCTTCCCCCACTAAAAGATACTGAGGAAGCAAATTGTTGGATGTCGTTTCGGAGTGTGTCAATATTACCATTCATAGATCCATTGATTACAATGTAGTCAGCACCAATCTGTTCTAACATAGCCTTTGCTACTGTTGTCTTACCAACACCAGCAGAACCTGTCAATAACAGATTAGGTATGTTTCCACTATCTATAAAAGAGCTGAAGGTCTGCTTGAGACCTTCAGGAAGTATACAATCATTAATTGTCTTCGGTCGATACTTTTCGACCCAGAGAAATTCATCCATAATTAACCACCAAATGAGCTAGATGCTTCAGTGGCAACATAGTACATGACATTACCAGTTGACCACTTTGACAAACCACGAGATGATATCTTAACATCATAGTTGCCTGAAATCAACTTAATAATATTTTCTAATTTGAAAATCATGCTGAATGATTTATCCGTTTCACCAACCTCAACAGCAAACACGTCAGTGGTTGGATTTTTAGAATTGGTAGCAGTGACGGTGATGTGGTGGTTATCACCTGTCACTGCAATTTCCGGCAACTGGAGAACACCAGAAGCTCTTACGACCTTCTGTAGCTCTTCTTGAGAAATGGAGAACTCAACATCAGCTGCTGGAAAATTAATATCCTTATTTGGATCTGGTGCAACGATCATTGAAGGGTCGGCGTATGTATAGTTTACTGACTGACGACCTGAAACGATCTTTACTTGTCTATCACCAAAATCCAATTCAGGTTCTTTAAACAAAGATGTAATACCTAAGAACTTATTAAGTTCATAAATTGCAAATTGTGTAGGAAAATTTTCTTCTACCATTGCCTTTGCATAAATGCTCTTTGTTGGTGACATTGTAGTAATGATATTACCAGGATGGACCAACAAAGAAGGATTAATGGTAGAAAAATTCTTCAATATATTAGTTGTATTTTCACTAAGTTTCATAATATAAAAAATCCTTTAGAGTGCTACTTTTTTAAACTTCTTAATCAGATTAGGATCATTTGCAATCACTGGTGATACAGGCTTAGCAGCAGTTGCTGAAGCTTCACCTGATCTCATTTTTCTAATAAGTTCTGCATCGGCAGTTGCTGAAGCACCAATAGAAGCCAATGCAGGAAGTTTACCTCCAAACACATATGTACCGGTGTGTTGGAGATGCATCCAAGGACACAACCAAACCTTCATACCAGCTTTGCGAACATTCTGGCAGAAAAGATAATCTTCAGAAAGATAACGATCAGTTGATGAATTAATTTTCTTTTCTGCTTCAGCAAGAGCTGTAGATGCTTCTTCTGAAGTAACAACTTCACCTGATGAAATCTTCTTAAGTAGATTTTCATATGTCTTAGTAGGATTATGTCTATCTACTTCAGCTTGAAAATACATACCGATCTTACGTGAACCATCAAATGCTTCTGTGCGAACATGATCTGGTTTATACATAATTTCAGGATATGCTTCAAGGTATTTTTTGAAAGTATTACGACGAACCATCATAAAACCTGTGCCTGTTTCTAGGACTTCAGCTGGCTCATCAAGACGAATAGATTTTGAATTTTCACCTGGTGCCATGTAAGGATTGAAAACAAAGTCACCAACAAAATCTTCAAGTACATTTGCATTTTGATCTGCAACACCTTTGTTAACTGCTTGATAAATCTTTTCCCATGTAATGCATTTCTTAGGATATGGAGCTGCAATAACATCATATTCAGATTCAGGTGTTTGTAGTGCCATCATAGCAATAACATCTTGAGGATTAAATCCAATATCCGAATCAATAAACAAAAGATGATCAGCTTCTGAACGAAGAAATTCATCAACACAATAATTACGTGCACGTGTAATTAATGATTCATTGAAAAGAAAATAGGACCTAAGTTCTATATTATATTTTACACACATAGCAGTCAAATCGCAGAGAGAACGTGTATACATACCTCCTGCCATACCACCATACATTGGAGTAGCAACAAACAACTTGCGTTGTCTAAGTGACTCTAAATCAATTTTAATTTCCATTTTATATTTCCTTATTACCACGAACCATCATCAATGATGAATTCTATTTTAAACATTAATAACTTAATAATTATCAAATGCATTTTAGGGTTAAAACTATCCAAAAAATCATTGGGTCCATTATATTCAAAGTCTATATTCCAGTTTACCGGATTAAATATAAACATTATTACAATATTTGACCACCTAAGATAATTAAGTATACTTTTGATCATGTGCTTTACCAATACCATAATCACCATCATACTTCTTTAGTGATTGTGACTTGAAGAGGAGGAACTGTCCGACTCTTGTTCCTTTTTTGATTCTTGCAAAAGATTTGACATGTAACGCGCCAGCCATAACACCATTATAACCGGAATCATATAAACCACTAGTGATATAAAGACCGTTACGATTAAGAGTAGATCTAGTGATGACCCATCCAGCTTCATCAGCTCCAACATTGATTATGTTCTCCATAACAATTTCATATGTGCCTGGTGGAAGATTCCAATAACCTTGACCATCTGTAGGTACTTCATGGGATCCTCGATGAATCTTTACTTCTTTTCCATCTTCTTCACCAATAACAAAAGCACCTTCATTCATTTGAAAAATCTTACCTACCCGAAGATCAACAGCATTAGGTTGAATATCTTCATCTTTAAGATTTGTAAGGGTTGATTGTGTATCTTGTGCTGCAACATGAATCATCATTTCACTTCATCCATAAAAAAATAAGGGTTTTCAACTGTATTAAATTTGCCAATTTTGTGTATACCTGAACCTAGTAGAAACTCCCATATAGTATTAGGTTCAAGAGATAACGATCCTTCAAACTTAGTTGAAGAGATGTTATGATCTGCGTCTATAAAGAGAGGAGAGATCTCATTACGAAATAATTGCAAACTACCATTACCAAAATATACACAAGAGAAGGTACCATCAATATCATCTAGATTACCGGTACTAAGATATTTATGCAAGATCAAAAAAGTATCCCATGAGTTGTCAATATTATATTCTTTCATTGCGTTCTTAACCCAATGATCTTTAATAATACCATTATGCCATAACCATGCACCTTGTGTATATGCAGGATGTACAGATTCAATAGTTTTATTATCTGTAGTAGGTGCTTGCATATGCGCAATACAATATGCACCTTCCGGTATCTTAATTTGATCCAAAGGTATTTCACCTAGACCCTTCGTGACGGTAATATCGTTGGTATCGGGATAATAGTAACTATAAGAAAATGAGTGCTGACCTCTATAACGATTAAGTTCAGCTAACTCTACTAACTTATCTTTGCTAAAAGAACCAAAAATACTACACATCAGAGATCATAAACCGTTACAGGTAAAAATTTATCCCAATCAATAGGAGGGTTATAAGGAATTGGATCTTTCACTCTTGCTTTAATAAAATTGGCAATTCGTTCAGAGCATGAAGGACATTTTCCACAAGAATGACCATTTTCATCTGGATTATAACATGTAAGCGTATAATCAAAACGAACATTACCTAATTCCATTGCAATCATAATCTCATCATACTTTGACAGCAAACTAAAAGGTGCTTCTAGTTTAACTTTATGAGTACGATTTTGATCAGCTACAGCATTCATAGCATCAACAAAACGTTGAGATGTATCCCAATATCCATACTCATCATGAACTTGAAGACCAGTAAAGACATGAGAAGCTTTATTTGATTCAGCAAATGAAAATGCTAATGCATTGAGAATCATATTGCGGAATGGTACATAAGTTTTAGGTTGTGGATCTCCAAGAACATCTTTGATGGTTGGCATAGCCACGTCAGTACCACCAATGTTAGCACTAACATCCTTTACAATATCACCAAGAATTCCAAGATCCAATACTTTATGAGCAATACCAAGATGTTGACACGTCTTAGCAGCCATCTCAAGTTCTTTTATTTGTTTTTGTCCATAATTATATGAAAGAGCATAAACGCGTTCTTTACCATACTTAGCAACAAGAATGTAAGTCATAATTGTTGAATCAAGACCACCAGAAAGAACAGATACTACATTATGTTCTGTATCAGGTAACTTACTTAGAGCTTCGTTCATATTCATTTGCAATTTCTTCCTGTAAATACCACATAGCTTTATGTAAATCTTCTAAACGTTTTGTAGGATCTTTTTTACCAGCTCGCGCAACATACTTAACTACATTACCAAGAGAAAAACTTAGATCCCAGGCTCTTATAACTTTAATAACCTCAAAAGGATTATCTTTGCCACCATAATGAGCAGGATGATTGACTGCTTCCTTCTTGCGACCCAATTCTCTGTGTACAGGTTGTTGTACTATCTGAGGATCAGGTTGCGGAGGAGTATCTGATTTTTGTTGTGCAGCTGTAATTACTGCACCTGGTCCATTTAATTTCAATGCCATCGTAACCTCACGATTTGGTAGTTTGATCGCGCATCAATCTAATCCGATCAACTTCTCTTTCAATATACCACTTTGCCTTTTCAAGATCTTCAATCTCTTTACTAAGAGCGTCATATCCTTGTTCAGCCTTCTTACCAGCTCTAAGAATATACTTTACTGCATTACCTCTAGAAAAATTCAACCCAAAGATTTCAATGACATCAATGGCTTGTAATTTTCCTACACCTTTATAATGATTAGGATTAATCTTGTCTTCCATTTAAAATTTCCTTAAACATATTAACATTATGATATAGCAATTCCATATCTATATCACTCTTTTTCATGTGATAAACTTTATCAAATGTTGCATTAGGTTTACCGATGACACCAGCTGTTGAATATTTGTTACCATCAATAGCTGCCATAACAGGATTGGAAGTGTCAACAGAATAGACCCAATCATATTCTTTGTAGTAAGCAAATTCGCCAGCCCACCATGTTCCAAGTAGATGGTGCTTACGATTCTTATCAATTACTCTAGATTCATGCATACGACGAAGTAGTTTAATTCTTTCATTTGCCTGAACAATAGGATCTTTCTCGGCCCAAGAATATACGAAGGGAATGCCAATCATATAAATTTGATCAACACCTTCTGGAGTATTTGGAAATAAACCTGATTTAATTCTAAAATCTCTAAATTCTTGGTAACATTCAATCATCTCTTCTGGAGATGATCCTTGAATGACTGCCATACCATAATGAGCAGTCTCAGGATAAGATTTTAGAAATTCAAATGTTTGATCTAATGTTGCTTTCTTATTACCAAGAGTATCAGGAAGAATTACAACAGCAGGTGTGATCTTCTGACACCATGCATAGAGCATTTCATTACTTAATGATGCTCCTAATTCAAAACAACTATTATCAAGATAAACAGCGTGTGAGGTACCATTAAAGGCACCGGTATTCATGATGTCTACTACTGCATTATAATATTCAGGATCTTCTATGAGTTTATGTAACAACACATAGGTATAGTCATTGATCTTAAAATGATCTTCTGACTTCATAAGAGATAGAGGTGTTTCGTGGGCAACTAATTTTTTCATTCACAATTCCATAATAAAGTATCAATGATTAAATATAATGAAGGTTGATAATTAAATCAACCTTTATATTTTTCACCTTTTGCACGAGCCTTTGCTGCTGCCTTTTGGCCGGCTTCTACTCGCTTTTGAAACTCTGCTTTACCGAGACGTTTACGACCAGCTGCGGCTGCAATTGCACCAGCTGCTTTATAATCTACACCAGCTGACTTTGCAATCTTCTTTACGAATACATCTTTACCAGCTGCATCTTTTGGACCCTCATTGAGGATTTCTTCTTCTAAATGTTCTTTAAATGTTTTCATTTTATTTTTCTCAATTGCATTTTTAAGTGAACCAAGTCTTTGTTTTTGTGCGTAGTTATGAGTACCTGGTTTGGATTTCATATTCCAAAAAGATGCTCTTTCTGATCTAGGTTTATTAGCATCAGGATCTACCTTACTTCTGCCAAACATCTTAGCAATCTTTTCGGGTGAATGCCAATCGCCAACAATATCCCATTTCTTACGAATATTATAATTATATGTATGAAATTCTTTTCCGTCTGAATGTCTTTTCAGATTGATTTTATACCTATTGATTCCAATTCTTTTATTACCGGTAACTGTATAAGAGGTAGGCTTATCATGTTCAATCTTATCATTACCATCATAAACAAAAGATCCAGCTGGAGCTTTGAGCTTAATATCTTTAAGAACTTGTCCACCAGAGCTTACAAGAGGAACGTAAACCATTACTTATTCTTTCTACCTTCTAACTCTGAACCAAGCTTGTTTACATATTCAGTATGAGTCTTTGGTGTAGATTTAAATTGAAAGCCATACTTACGATTCTTGAGATCTTTGTGAACAGCCTCAAGATCTTTTGTTGATACATTCTCAAGACCACCTGAATCTGCTTTTTCATTTTCAGTATATTTGTCTTTAGTAGAAGCAAGATGATCGGCATGCTTATTAAACATAGCACGTACAGGTCCACTATAACCAAGACCAGTCATTCTCATCCAATTAAGAACGCGACCATGATTCTCTTTAGTTGGATTCTTTTTAAGAAAACCAAGAACATGATGAATCTTCTCATCAGGTTCTTTTATCTTCTTTGCTTGAACTCTAGTCAACTGCCAGTGAATGTTAAATTTATTAACAGCCATCATATAGCTCCTGTCTTGTAACGATAATCTTCTTTATCGAAAGGTTCACCAAGCATATTACGCCAATGAATGCGAACATCCTTGCGAAGCTCATCTGTCTCTTTTTGACCCGCTGTCTTACCTGTTCTATGAACTGATCCTGTCAATACATTAAGAACACGACGAACAGCTAAAGGACTCTTCTTATTCTTATTGAAATAAGAACGAAGAGTTGAGACATTCTTTTTATGATTGTGAACCCAATTGCCGATTAGAGACTTACGAATGCCTTGCCACTCTGGATCATCAACAACTTTCTTGATGTCCATCCCCTTAACCTTACGAGCATCTTCCATAAGATGTTGTTCAAAAGTAAGCATATGTCTCTCCATTTGATATAATATTTATTATACCAATCTTTTGAAATTAATGCCACTCGTAATAAATTGAATGATTACAATAGTTTAGGAAATAATCCCTATCGGGATATAGATTAGGCTTTTGTAATATACGTTCTTTTATGCGTTTTATGACAGTCTTATATGCCTCTTCGTTAGGAATATAGTCATTATACCATATACCCGGAAAAGATGTCTGTATCTTTTCTAATCTTTTTTTAAAATTTTCAGGATCTGTTTTGATCCCTCTGCTATTCATATTATCATAAAGGTCTCTAAATCTTTTTTCAAGATAATAACCTTTATCATAAAAGAACTTTACATGTCCACCATCAAGACTAAACTTTTCTGGTATCTTAACAGTATGCAAGGATCCCTTGCTAGCTGTTCTTTGCATAGGAAAAATAATTTGTGTTAGTTCTTTATATTCAGCAACAAGGTGTCTAGCTGTAAGAAGATCAGGATTTACTAGATTTATTCTTGTCATTCTTCTTTACAATGTTGAGAGGAGGATTATAAACCTCAACAAGTCTTGATTCTACTGATTCATGATTAATATATTCACTATCAAATAGTTGCTCGCGAATTGAATCTCTTGTCAAAGCATAAACAAACACTAAATTGCTGTCAACCATTTCTTTAAGAATGTCGGCTTTAAAGTGAACAAACTTATCTAATCTTTTATTAATCCAACGTTGTTGAAGTGTGTTGCTATAAGATCCAATGTATAATAATTTATCATTTACATAAACGGCATATACACCACCAACAGAGTTAAACAATTCTTCGTTGATTAAATGAAAAAATTCTTTATTAAAAGAAAAAGCTTTCTTAAAAACAAGACCATTAATTAGAACACTGTCTAACATCAGAAAGTCTCCAAGAGATTACCGTTACCAGCAACGCGTTCTGCTTCTTTAAATGACATACCGTTTTTATTCATGAGATCAATTATTTGTAAAAACTCTTCATAATTCCACGTTCTCATTTCTGTAATGCCGGAGAGTTGTTTAGGTTCAAACCAATTATGAAATCTACCACCTTTAGCTATAGTATTCATAATCAATTGTTCAATACGTTCTGCTTCTTCTCTATTAGGAGCCCAAACTGAATGCATGATTTTAATATCATCAAATGTTTCACTAATAGGATTAGCCTCATCTGATCCTGTATACATCAAACGTTTCATAGCATCTGATGAAGCTGTAATACCAACCTTCATTACTGTTTTAGGTAAACCAGAAACAGCTGTAGAACGTTTCAACTTAGCAAGATAAATTTTATACGGTTGCATCACTTGATTCCATATTCTTTTTTAACTGCATGAGATTTAAAATCGACATCATCAATCAATTTAATCTTAGCCTTTTTATACATATCAACCCAATTATCTTTCATTATATCAAAATCTTTTTGATATTCTTTGAGCCTAATATTTTCTTCTAATGTAGTTTTAACAATAAACAAATTCTCAAGCCAGAATTTAAAAAATTCTTTCTTAGTAGGAATTTTATTTTTATTCAGAAGATACTTTGCAATATTACGATATGTGATTGGATGTTCTAAAGATACACTTTCAGCCTTAGAAACTGATTTACCTTTGTATTTTTTTATTTTCGATTTAAAAGCATTAACACTAATCAATTTTGAATAGTAACCATTAATACCTGCTTCACCTATAGAACTTTCAACTTGTCTAATATGATAGGTTTTGACCTTTTCATCAGAAGTTGATTTATAGACCTTGCGATGAAATTTAAATTCTTCATATACAGAATTGTAAATTTCTTTTTTAACAGGATTGAGTGTGCCACCTTTTGTTCTAGCCATATCACTTCACCTTCAATCCTTCACCTGACAACATATAATTGGAAGCAATCTTATCTAATTGTATACCAGATAATGTTTTTGATTTCAAGATATTTAATTTTTTGGTCTCATTAGTGCCATGAGATTCATTTACCAAAATCTCAAAAGCACTTTGTTTTTCATCTCGAGACTTAGCATTCCAAACTGCATTAACAAATTGTGTCAAATCACGCATAGTTGTCTCCTTCCAAACAATAACTATATAATACGTTATTTTCAGAAAAAAAGCAACCGGAAAAAAAGTGTAATGATTTCAATTAGTTACATTGAAATTTCTGCATCTTTATATTATTAAAGAACTCTTCACGTGCAGATTGTGTATAAAACAAGCCATGAACAACGGTTGTTTGTGTCGTAGAATTAGAAGCCATGACACCACGATTTTCACAGCAACCATGCTTTGCTTCGATATAAACAGCTACGTTTTCAGACTTAGTAGCTTTCATGATTGAGGTTGCAATATCATTACACAATTCTTCTTGTAGAGTTCCACGACGAGCACAATGTTGAGCGATACGAATATACTTACTAAGACCAATAACATGTGTTGATGGAATAACACCAATATAAGCAGTACCAGTAACAGGCTGGTGATGATGAGAACACATAGACTTAAGTTCAGCACGAACAACTAACATACCTGCATAAGGTTTTGTTCCATGTGAACCATCATTTGGGAAGGAAGTTACTTCTGGTTCATCATGATACCGGCCATACATCAATTCATTAATATACATCTTAGCTAAACGTTTAGCTGTTCCCTTTGAATTAGGATCAGTTTCAACATCAATGATCAATGAACGAAGAACACCATCAAACTTTTCTGTTACCTCGTCAATGAGTAACTCACGATCCCCATCATCCATAAATTTGCTAATGTTATCATTGGCATGAAAACGAGCATTTGCATCTTTTATCTTTCTTTTAATTTTCATTGAAACAGGTTGGTAGCTGACAGCTGTTTCAATTTGTGTTGGCTCTACAATAATATCTTTCACTTTACTCATGCGAACAAATCCTCATTCCATTCTCTATGACCTTCACGGTATGCCATATTAGCCAATGTTTCACGAACTTCAACTCTGAAACACCATAGGCGTTCGGCTTCACCTGGTCCCCACATGTCTGGTATGTAAACACCATTAACATACTTATATAACATATCTGCTAAACTTTCGCAACCTAATTTTGGAAGAATAGTAAGCTTAGCTAAATTTTTCGATTCAAGAAGTTTATATGTTTCCATTTCTGGATCATCTTGTGCTACAAGTAATGTATGGTCAAATTGATCCTCTAAAACCTTCTTCAATTCTTTCAATCCACCATAATCAGCTGCCCAATTACGAACATCAAGATCATCAGTTCCAAAATAAAATTTCATTGAAAATGCATATCCATGAATTAGATTGCAATGACTATCAGCTCTCCATTGACGATATGCAACTGGAAATGCGTTGTGATATTCTTTTGTGCTTACATATTTGTAGGTTCTAGGTTGCATTTTAGGTCCTCATATAAGTGTGTATTCTACGATCGATATATTCATCGAGATGTTTTTTAAATTTATGTTTTGCAGAAGGTATAATAACATTTCTAATATTATCTGCTTTACGCCATTCTCCTTCATTATTATGATGCCATTCATCATCCAGGGCATCAATAAGAGATTCTAATGACGAAATTACATCTTCAATAATTTCACTACTTTTTCTTTCCATTATTTTTCTATACTTCCTGTAAGTTTAATCTTTGTTTGATGATCTACTGGGCATTTGACTCCGTCAGGATATCTACCTTGAAAATATTCTTTTTGCCAATCATTTTTTCTATCAGGATTTTTATTAAAAGATGTTCTACTTTCATGAAAAATTTTATATTGTGTTCTCATCTCATCATTTTCAGATAACATCTTATGTTCTAATTCAAATGATTCAGATAATTTTCTCTCAACTGGAAAAATATAACAGATAGGATCTGTTGTATTAAATTCAACAAACCCTGGTCTTAATATTCTCCAGTTCATTGTAAATGAATAAGGAGCCCAATCTGATTCATATATTCCAGAAAGAGGCCATACATTGGAAATAAAATGATTTGGTGCACCTGTAATATATAGGTTGTAGCCAGGTGGTGTTTTAAATAAGTAATGTATATGAAAAGTTAATACACCACTACCAAATATAGATGTTGCAATTCCACCTTCCTCAATCATAGTAATTGCTTCTTTATCAGCATTACCGTTCCATTCGCATCTAACCCTCTTCTTAGGAAAGATAGACCAACCATGTTGGTTAGCAATAGTTAGAGGTAAACATCTATAAGCAAATTTTTCAAATGTTTGATCCATCCATGTTCTAGTAGGTGAACCTTGAACTATAGTTACAGGAGGTGGAAATTGCTCATGAACCTGATAGGCGGTGATTTTTAATTCACTCATTAAGTTCCCCAGGCATTTTTCCACAATTGAACCTGAAGACGTGGTGTATAACGCCAACCATGTTTCATAGCAAGATCAGCAACCCACTTCTCGTTTGTATCATATACTTTTGTAGTACCGCCTGCTGGCATTAGATATACAGGAATGTTATACCCGTCTAATAGTTTATTATATTCCTTAACTGCACGAACTACATCATAGTAATCATCAGCATCAGATACTACCCATTTAAAGTATCCTTTAGCCCAAGGACGATCAAAGCCCTCTAATTTATCAAAATAACCTTGAACAATTTCTGGTCTGATCGCTTCTTCCCATTTCTCACCGGATGATGGTAGTTTGGATGAGATAGAAAACATAACTTCTACACCAGCAAAGTTTTCACTCTCTCTCATATATTCTGCTAGATCATCTTTAAGTTCTTGAGTACCATTTGTTTCAAATGTGAGATTGGTCAATCCCATATCACGTTTTGCAATTTCTTCAAACAAAGCAATATATGAACGTTGCCAACCAAGTAACGGTTCACCACCCGTAATAATCAAATGTTTATCAGGTCCAAATTTACCTTCAGGAAGAAGCTCTTGCATCTTATCTACAATTGCTTCTACAGTAAGCATTGGAGAGAGATGTTTGAATCGAGGATCCCAAGATGCATAAGAATCACAACCAGTATGAACTAAAGGTAGATCTTCATATTTTTCAAAACTATCTGGATCAATGTTCATACGTTCTTCTGATAGTTGTCCACGAGGCATACCGAAACCGGCACACATAAAATTACATCCAAATGTGCGAAGAAAAATACTTGGTGTTCCAAGATATTGACCCTCACCTTGTAAGGAATAAAATAACTCAGCTACTTTGATCTTTGACATTTTCTTTTTCCGTTTCTAGTGCTCTGGATAACATTTTATTTAATTCATCATTAATCATTTGTTCAAGACCTGGAGTCAATGCAGTATTAACTTTGACTGCTCTATTGTCTTTTTCTATTTTATAAACATCAACCATAATATACATTCCCTTAGAATCTTCTTTTACAAAATCACCAGGAGGGAATGTCACAAAATATTCACCTATTCTGAAACCATCGCGGTTGTTATCAAATAAAGGATTGTCTGTCATTTATAAAATCCTTTCAATGCCTTATCTCTATGATATTTGTTTGCTCTATTAAAAAATAATACACCATTTAAATGATCAAGTTCGTGTTGGAAAACTCTTGCGGTTAATCCAGAAAAATTCATTGTAACTGTTTCACCTGAAGGTGTCTGAAATCTTGTTTTAATTTCCTTTGCTCTTTTTATTTTTACATTAACACCAGGAAATGAAAGACAAGCTTCCTCTAACGTTTCTAATTCGTCACTATATAAAACTATTTTAGGATTAAAACAAACAAAATTTTCAGGGTGCCCTCTCATAACAAAAACTCTGAAAGGAACACCAACTTGATTAGCTGCTAACCCTACAGCTTTATAATCATTCATAAGTCTAATTAAAGCAACGCCTAACTCTGAAGGATCTCCTGGAGGATTTTGAAAATTAAATTCCTCGCAGGGTGTTGTTAATATTGGATCTGGGTATTTAATTAAATGATCGTCTGTCATAGTGTCAACAACGTTAAAGAATCTTCAGTGCCAATAGTTCCCTTCAAGTATGAATTAAAGGTCAGTGTTGTTCTTAAATTTTTGCCAACTTTAGGAGCAACATAATGATCTACATGAGAAGGAAATATAATGATTCTACCAGTTTTGGCTTTGATTGTATGAGTAGAATTATTATACGAGTTCATTTCTTCTGAATAAAGTCTGAGTGAATTGTAAATATGAGGTTTAAAAAACATTATAGAATCCAAATTTTCATCTGCATCAATATACAATGTACCTGATAGAAAACTATTTGGATGATTGTGAATATGATGAAATTCACCTTCTTTAGTAATTGTCAACCACGATTGTGTAATATAAGGTAACACATCATTTACGGGTCTATAAATTTGTTTAATAAACAAATACAACATTTCAACAATATCATATTTTAAATTTTCCATTTCAGGAGCTTCTAGAATAGTGGTACTGTTAGAAATATAATTTTTATTTTTATACTTATGACCTTTTGAACCGTTATATTTCAAATCACCTTCAATTTGTTTTTTAAAGAAATCCATCTCTTCTTGAGAAAAATCTCTTTTAAAATCAGCAACCATTACTGGTGTAGGAAATAAATTATGTAATTCTATATTCATACCCATTCCTCCGCAATACCAATAAGTTCAGCTACCAGAAATGAGAAAGCAATGCAGCTAATTAATTCAGCAAATGGTGCTATCCAAAGAACAGTCACACAACCAGCAATGCGAACTGCTGATTTAATGTATGACATATAAGTATGCCATTTACGGTAGTTGTTTTCAAAATCATTCATAATTAATACCCCGCTGCACCATTGCTGCTTACTGGTGTCTTGTTAAAATAATCTGGGCCTACTGCGCCAGTAGCGGTTGCTCTAGTAGGGCAGCCATAAAAGTTACACACTACACCAGTAATACCTGTTCTACCACAAACTGGACATCCTGTCCAATTATTATCTTTAGGTACGTACGGATTTAAAAGATTACCATCTTGCCTACCTTGCTTGTAACCTAAATCAAAACCATCTTTAAATCCATCTCTATAAACTTTTAGCTTTTCTTCTTCTATCATGCTGCTATCCTTGAGAAGTTTTTATGTTTTTCAAATTTTAATACATTACTAAATTTATCATACATCTGATCTGTCTTATGACTAATAATAAATGTATTTGTATCTTGAGTCAACGTATTAATAATTTTTAGGAACTCATCAGTGCCGTTACTATCCAACGAACCATCGAGGACTTCGTCCATAATAAGTAGATTAGTGCTAGCACTATTGCGTAACTTAGCAACAGCTCTCCAAGTGAATAGTATAGCCAAGTTAATTCGCATTTTTTCTCCTTCTGAGAAGGAGGCGTAGCTAAATTCATCTCTGAATCTTGATTTGATTGTTTCTTCAAAATTTTCATTGAGTTCAAAATTAACAAAGAAGTCCATTGCAGCCAAATACTTATTAATCAATTTATTGATAACAGGTACATACTGTTTAATGATTCTTGCTTTGATACCATTATCTTTAAGAATGATTGATGCTATATTTAAGGCATCTTTATCTTTAAGTAGATCAGTTTTCTGTTCAGTGAGACTACCAAGATAAACTTCCAACTCTTTCATCTTATCATCATTCATAACAAGATCATCAGATTTATCTTGAAGTTCTTTCATCTCTCTAGCAATCTTCTTACATTGTGTAATCATACCATTAATATTATTATTCTTTGTAATATTCTCAATATTCAACGAAGAAATTTTAGATGATACCTCAGCAATCTGTTGGATCTTTTCTTGTATCGTGGTAATTTCTTCCTTGAGTTTTTCAATACCTTGCTGGGTTTCCTGTATTTGTGCTTGTTTTGCATCAACAGTCTCACACTTAAACGCATTATCAATATCCTGCTTGCATGTAGGACAGCTATCGTGTGAAGTAAAGAACTCGATGTCAGCTTGGAGTTTGGAAATTTTATCTGATAATTGTATATCGAGTCTTTGTAATGTTTTTTGCTTTTTGTTGACTTGCTCTTGATCTTCAATTGTGGCTCTGAGCGATAGAATTTGTTTGTCGATAGATTCAATTTCATTTTTTTCTAGCTCTATAAGATCAGTTTGATGTTTCAATTCTTTACGAAGCTTTTCAATTTGATCATCATTATTTTTTTGCATTGCGACAATATGTTCGTTCTGCATTTTAATCTTCTCTGAAGTAAGATCATACTGATACTCTACTTCCATCAACTTACTATTATTAGAACTAATTTTATCTTTAAGAAGACTATTCATAGTAGAAAAAATTTGTATATCAAGAAGATCTTCAATTACTTCTCTGCGAGCTGCAGCTGTAAGTTGCATGAACGGAACAAATGAAGCTGAACCAAGTACTACCACTTGACAAAATGATTTGTGGTTAAGTTTTAATATTTGCTTCTCTAAAACTTCTTGATAGTCTTTTGTTTCAGCATCCTGATTAATTAGTTTGTTATTCTGATACACTTCAAAGATAGCTGGTTTAAGACCGCGTACGATCTTATACATATGTGAACCAATATTAAACTCAATCTCTACAACAAGATCTTTCTTGTTAATAGAGTTAAGCAATTGTGGTTTATTTACTTTACGGAAAGGTTTATTGTAGAGAACAAATGAGAGAGCATCGAGCATAGTAGATTTACCTGCTCCATTCTCACCAACAATCAGCGTAGTATTGTTTTTACTATAATCAATTTCGGTAAAACTATTTCCGGTTGAAAGGAAATTCTTCCATCTAATCTTTTTAAAAAATATCAAATTTTTACACCTATCATTTCAACATCAGCATCTGTTTCAATCCAGAGCTTGGCACCACATGGTCTAGGCTTATTAGGACTATATACCATACGAGATGGTCCTTTAATATCTACTTCCATACAATACTTAACTACACCATTCTCCTCGACACGGACAACAGGTTCATCCCTACCATGTTTAGCGTTTTGTTGAATGATGTTACGATTAATGTGTATGATTTTCATAATACATCATGAGCTTCAATATACAGGTTTTGAATAATGTTTTCAACTCTTTTTCTATCTATATTAATGTTCATGCCGTCAATGAACTTATGAATTATACTCATTGTGTCTTCTGCTTCATTGACAATATCATCATCTGCTTCCAAATCTAAATGAAAATGATCTTCAACTACTTGTAGGTCAGCTGCTCCTGACTTCTCAAGTCTTTCAATAACAAGATCAAACCAATACGGATTTGTTTTATTCTTAATAACAATCTTTACATAACAATCTTTATAGATATCAGCATCAAACAAAAGTACTTCATCCATATTTTTGTTTAAGTCATCATAGAAAAATTTATGAAAGATTTGATTAGGATTAGGAATAAATTCTAAACTTCGGGTGGATGTATCAAGGATATGAAACCCTTTAGTATCCACATAATCACTCCATGTATACTGAAAAGGAGTCCCCAGATAATGGATATTACCGCTACTGGAACGAGTATGATAATGCCCAGAAAGTACGAGATCGAATTTATCAAAGATCTTAGGATCATCACCATGATCACTCACCTGTCCTTTAAACATTTCATACCCAACTAATTCAAGATGACCTAAAGCAATAGGTGCTGTTGTTTCTTCAATTGCTTTAAGTGTCTGAGTTCTATTAGTATCACATATCCATGGCATAACAAATAATTTTGCATATGTGATATCACCCATTGTAGGACCTGGAGTCAAAGATATATCTTTGAGAATTAATTCACCAGGAACCTCATCATATATTGTAACGTTATTATATTTACCATCTACAAGTTCTCTTAGACTATTAATAGAATTTGTATTCTTATAATAAGTATCATGATTACCAGCGATGATAAAAGTATCAATGTTTCGTTGTTGTAATGGATTTAAAAAATCATCACGTAATCGTTTGGCTGTTACATAGTTAATATACTTGCGGCGATCAACAAGATCCCCAAGATGAATAACAGTAGTAATACCATTTCCGTCAATGTAAGGAAAGAATATTTCATCTAAAAACTTCTTCATATGGTTATGCATAATTGGAGAATCATTTCTGATTCCCCAATGTGTATCTGTTATTAATGCAATCTTCACTTAGATACCTCTACACTTCTACTACCACGGCCTCGTTTAAATATATTAGTATTAACTTCCATATTATGCCTACGAATAGCTTCGTCACAGTAATCGCGTATAGCCTCTAATCTAATAATATAATTTAGGCGAAGATTATCTTGTTTAGTTGTAGCAAGTGATTGTGCACAATCAACTATCACCTGTGGTATTAAATGTAATTTTTCATTCTTCATAAAACTTCTCCACTCCTTGGCGGCGTGATTTACTCTTCTTTTGCTTTTCTGCTTGTTTCTTATCGTATGATTCAACAAGTCCCTTCATATATTCATTATCTAAATTCACACTAACAGGTTTATTGTCATCATCAAAACCTTGTTCAGCTAACATACCTTCAAAGTAAAAATTCTCTAATGTCTTTTGTTTTATATAAAGATGTTTCTTTTCTTTTTCAATACGTCTAATAAAAGCATACCAGATAATTTGTGTAAAATAGGCAAATGGATTATCTGATTTTTCTGGATTAAAATTATTTAAGTAACTAATACAGTTTTCTAAACCATCAGAAATCATTTCATCTCTATAAGTGTAACTTATAAAATTAGGTTTAAGAGATAATCTCGTGGCAATCTTGTAGAGACATTCACCAATATAGGCTGGGATACGAGGTTCTTGTTTACCTGCAGCCTTAGCTTCATCTACATTTTTTTTATGTTGTAACAAGGCTGTATAAAATTTTTTATTGTCAATATAATGTTTGCTATTTTTTGGTTCAGCCATGATAATTCCTAATACTAATTAATCAATATAACTACTAATGTAGCATATTGTTAAAATAAAGTCAACAGATTAATGTAAATTTTTGAACTTTAATGGTTCTATTTTTTTGCTTGAAGAAGGTTTTTTTACTTCTATTTTTCTTTCTCTTAAAGATTCAAGCAATTCGAGATAATATTGTTTAATTTCATCTTCAACAGGTGCGATACCAATAACATTTGTTTTGCTAAAAGCTACCATTCCCGCTTTTGCAAAAGGCATGAAGGGAGTAGAATAAACATGAGAGTCGTCTCTAAAAAGAGCTACAGGATGTTCAACATTTAAAAAATCTTCATCTTCACTAATTACATTGGCAACAAGAGGTTGACTTCCGGCTATTGCTAAGAGAACAATTTTCATTTAAATCTCCGTGTTGAAGATTTTGTATTCAAAACCTTCACTGTTGTAAATATTTATTCTCTCCATAAAATGTTGTAATGTAAAGTTAGTATGTGTACCAACTCTTAGGTCATCAGCAATATCATAAAGAGTCATTGCATCTTTATTATCTCCAATTCTTAATCCACGACCAATGGACTGAAGAATTCTAATCCTAGACTTAGAAGGACTAGCAAGAACAACACTGTGTAAGTTGCGAATGTTAATACCAGTTGAGAACGTACCATAGCTTGCCACAATAATGGCATCGGATTCGTTTTCGACAATTCCTCTAATTCTTTCTCTGTCATCACCTTCCACTCCTCCGTGGACAAAAAATATTTTACGATCTGGTGCTTTTGCTCTCATCATATCACTGAGAACTTTACCATGCTTTTCTACATACTGGAAAAGCACTAATGTATTACCTTCTAACGATAATGCTAGATTTCGAATAAATTTATTTCTCTTTTCATATCTAACTAGAAAATCTATTTCTTCTTGATAATTATATTTTTTACAATCTTTTCTAGTATCTTTATCATATTGTAGTATCAATGCTTTAATCTTTAGGCTAGCAATATGACCTTGTTCCATTAATTCTGCAGATGTAGTAAGCTGCTTAACTGGTCCAAATAAACCTTCTAGTGTTACCTTATTAGTAAGTGATCCATCTAATGTTCCTGTAAGTCCATAACGGTATTTACAGTCAATAAGTTTTTCCATTATTGATTTGAGAGATGTTGCTTTAAACAGGTGAACTTCATCACCAATAACACAACCAAATTGTTTAAACCAATCCTTAGGCATTTTAAAAATTGATTGCCATGTTGATATAACAACTGGTGAGGTAGTAACTTTATCAACACCTGCAGTAATACAATGTATATCTAAAGAATGACCTGCATACTCTTCAAAGTCTTTCTTCAACTGAAGAACTAGAGACACTGTAGGAACAACAACAAGTACTCTCTGCTTTTTAAGAATAGAAAGATAATAACAAGCAATCAAATAAATGATAAGTGATTTACCAGAAGCTGTAGGAGAAAGAAAGATTGCTCTATCAGATGTTATAGCAATATTAAAAGCAAGTTTTTGATAATCGCGAGGAGCTATTTTACTAAGATTAGAAATATGTTCTTGCAACTGTTTATCATCTAACAATGCACCAGGTTGTAGTTCGGGGTCAACTTCTACATCATAATTACGCGATGCCGCAAACTCAGAAATCTCTTTAACCAGCCCCGCATATGTGAGACCAGTTAAAGAGTTCAATAATCTTATCTTACCATCCCAAAATTTATTTTTAAAGGCAGGAGAAAATTTTGCTCCTGGAACCATAAATGTAAGATGATCAGATAGTTCTTGCATAACAGAGGCTTCGGTAGAAACCCTTAAATAAACTTCATTGACTTTTTGAAGTTGCAATTTATCACGCACCCACTTTAAATTTTTCATAGTCGATAGCACTCTTAATAAGGTATCCCCTATTACTTATCGACTTGATAATTGACTCGAGTGTATCAACCTTTTCTTGCTGCATAGCTATTTTCAAGTTCATTTTGATTATGTCTTGATCAGCATCAATATGCATAGGAATATCTGATTTCAATACATTGTATCGAAATGGTTCCCATCCATTTGCTTTAAGATCTTCTTCAGGCATCACACCACGATAGTAATCATATTTGGTTTTTAACAGTTCACGTTTTTCTTCTTCTAATTTTCGAAGAGTCAAACGTTCTTCTGTAAAACACCTTAAATACTTACTATGTAATTTGGGGATTTTTAAAGCTTCATCACCCAGCTCAGTACGATCCACATGGCAGTCTTCTGCCCACATATTCAAAATTTCATCGAGCTTCATAATATAAAAATTAAACTTTCTTTACATGAAATATTTTGTATTTAAATGATGCTGTTGCAGAAATATAATTAACATCATTATCTGAGGTAGTAAAATTAATATCATTGATACCTGTTGGAAATAAATCTTCAAATGTTACTTCAATGTTAGGCACCATATCACTAGTCATTATAGTTAATGTTGCATCTGAAAGCAACTGATTAGGTGTACCCTTTTGTGCTTCCTTTAAACCTTTATATTGTTCAAATTTTTCAGGAAAACCAATTGCAATTAACCAATTATATATTTCAAAATAAGTAGACATGTCTTCATCTAACAAAAATGTTAAATCAAGATCACCATATTCTAATTTACTACCGGGAATATTAATAGATTTAAAAGGGGTGGGAACTTCTACTGTATTTAATGTAATTAATGGCAAATTGACATTAGTAACAAAAAAGTTAAGGTTAGGTGCACGCTTAAGCTTGAACCTAAACCCTAACGGAGATAAAAAATTAATATTTGCAGGTTGTTCGTGTATTGCAGCCATTTAATACCCCTTTATAGAGTATTTATGACTCCTGTTTATGGCGTTGCTTAATATCATTAACTTCTAGAAAAGCCCCTTTTATAGCATGAGTCATAAGAACAACGAAAGCGGCAACTGATATAATAGTAAGAATAAACAATGAAACAATAAAGATCAGGTCTTGAGGTGAATAGCAAGCTTTGAGTTCAGTAAGCATATTAGTCTTTCCTATTTTTTAATATGTGATAAGGTGCCAAAAATTACAAATGAAGCAAACCATGTTTCAAGAGTATAAGGAATGTTAAGAACGGGAAACAAAGTATTAAGTGCCCATATATTAACAAATCCAACAATAGCAAATACTATAACAATTACTACTAGACCACCAATAACTTTCATAAAATCTTCCATCACATATTTCCTCTATAATCAGTAAGACCAAGCTGTTCACATTCTTCTGGGAACTTGTCCCATACTTCCATAATAAGTTCCTTGCGCTTAGAAGACATTCCAGGAATCTCAATTATCTCAGAGATAAGAACAATCTCTTCAATATAGTTAGAAAAAGACCAATCTTGACGTTTCATTTTAACTTCCTATGTTAGCGTAGATCTTACCCTTATCTTTGGTAAACATTTCTACATATACACCCCAATAACCAGTCTGCTTTACTAGATCAAGAATATCTTGATAGATTGTATCTTCATTCCATTTTCCATCTTTTACTTCTACAACCTTTGAGAACTCACGGCCCGACCACTTATAGAAGATCTCTACCGGTCCATCGTGAAGGAACTTAATACGATTGGGAGCAAAATTAGTATCCTTATCGTAGTCATAATACCAGGCGGCATAATTAGGTTGCCAATCATCTACGTTATCACTAGATGTATCTTTAAAAATTGACCAGGACATTATACCATTCCTTCTTTAGCAGCTTGTTCATTAAAAGATTTAGCCATGGATATAATCCATGCTGATACATCTTTTTTATAACATTCATTTCTAAAAAGAGTGAACATGATATCAGCAATTTCATGTTCAAGAAAACCTTGATAATCACAATTTTCAAAAGCCTCATAAGCTTCATCAGAGACTTTGAAGGTCACATTGATTGTAAGCTCAGCCATTTGCTACCACCATTTCATCATAATATTTTTCATAATCAAAAGCTTCATCATTAATGTCAGCATGAATCATTTCTACAATATTCTGTATATCAGAAAGAATAGCATTACTATCTTTGATTTCACTCTTCTTATGAAATTCCAAAAGCATGTTAAGCAATTCTAAGATTTTATAACGATCACTGAACATCATACTCTCCACAATCTATATTATGATAATACTACAGAACTTATATAATGTCAAGCAGAAGTTACTTCGGATCCATAAAACATTTCACGCATACCTTCCATTACAATCCAGTAAGCCTTGCATTCCTCTGCTGTGAAGGTCTCAGCAAATTTATGAAAACCATAATCATAAACCTTCTTCATATATTCTAATGTTTCAAGAATACCTGAATCATGATCTTTTGCATATGCGCTAATAATTGAAGTGGCTTCTGCTTGCGTCATTTCTCTCTCCATTTTCATTGATTCTGCCAAACAACAACCTGATTCTTTAAATCTACTACATGACCCCATTCGTATGGTATAACAGAGTCATCATTAGATTTATAAAAAGCTTCACGAGCTTCTTCTAACGATTCATACATACCCACAAAATCTTCCCATCCACCACCAGGATAGTAGTCTTGACCAGCAAACAATATAAACATTTCTCTCTCCATTTCTTATATTATTAATATACGATATTTTGAAAAAAATAGCAACAGAAAAAAAATCTAATGATTTCAATGGGTTAGGATTTTACTGAAAAATCCAATGATTTCAAGGGGTTAGAAAAAACCTAATGATTTCAATAGGTTAGATTTTTGATATTTTTGTTGCTTTTTTTATGAAAATATCATATTATAAAGAATAGGCAAACAGGAGAGTAAAAATGTCAAATTACAAATCCAAATTTCTTACTCAATTAATTCCTTCAACCGAACAAAATACCAATTTCTTAATTGATATTTTAGAAAAGGTTTTAGATTCAAATCTTATTAATAAATCTGAAAAAGAACAATTATGGTATATTCTTGATTCATCTTTTAATCAGGTTCAAATTTTAGATCAAAATGAATATTTGGAAAATATTCCTTTCACCGAATTCTTTTTAGAAAACTGCCCTTCATTATCTCAACCTAAAACTAATATTAACTAAAAGGAATATAATATGAAGGTTGTTGTAAGAAATGAATTAAGAAAGATTGATGCATTTTCACATATGCCTCAGACGTATGAATTTGAGGGAGAGGTGGTAGCTACACCTAAATGGGTGCCATATGAGGCTATTGCTTTGACAACTGGTAATAAATCTTTTCCTATTAGAATTATTGACCGTAGTAACATTATATCTATGGATGAAGAAATAGTCAACAGAAAAAAGCAGGATGACACAAAAAAAGTTTTTGTTGTCAAAGGATCAAAAGGCAATGAGTATGTTGTGACCGTTGAGGGCACAAATAAATCTTGCACCTGCCAAGCTTTTATGTATCGAAGGTCTTGCCGTCATATTGCAGAAGCGGTATAATAAACAAAATGGAGATGTAAATGTTTTTTAGTCGACGCAAAAAGACTATCAATTTTAAGGAACCGGATTATGTTGAGAATCCGTTGATTACCTTTGAATGGAATAAAGTATTAATTGTTACAGATGAGGGTCATGTATTAGTGGTAGAAGAAAAACCAAAGCGTGGCCGCAGTAAGAAGGAAGAAGACAGTGAAGATTAATACAGAAAGCTCTTTCCTTAAACAAGATGCTATTGATATTATAGAAAGAGAATATAATGCCAAATATGTTCTAGAGACAGATCTTAGAGGTAAAGATCAGCACTCTGGTGCTTTGTTCTGGGGCAATAAACCAGCTGCTATCTTCTATACTGAGAAAGCTCATCCCAAAGGTTCTAATTATTTTGCTCTCTACTTCAGAGGTGATACTCTTATGATTACTGATGGATTACCTTCAATTAAAGATGTAGTGTTTAGTGGTATTGAGGCAGAAGGCGAAGTAGTATACTCACGTTATCGTCATGATTTTCGCGAAGGTAAGAATGGAGCATTTGTAGATGGTGGGCGAGATTATTTTAAGTATGGTGGGGATCGTTTCAACGATTACAACGTTGTTAAATTCAAGGTAGTTGGTGATCATTTGGAATTTATTGAATAATGGACCTCGTTAAACGGTTGCGTAATGGCGATACAACAGTAAAAATAAATGCTGATGGATCAATAAAGTATATAAAAGAGGAAGCCGCCGACGAGATTGAGCGGTTGCGGGAAGCGTTGCTGAAAATATCTAGCTGTGAAACGTGTGGATGCCAAGTTGAATGTGATGATATGGTAAAAATTGCCCTTGATGCGCTTAAGGAGAATGTGTGATGAGACTTCGTGATATTCTTCGAGAGATGGATAAAAAATACTTTGATAAAAAAGGTCTCGATTTTTATGAACTTGATGTTTATCTTAGAGAACTGCATAAGATAAATGGTGCTGTTGTTCAGCTTGAACGAGATGAGGCAGCTGCAAAGGCTATGGCTACAGTATGGAAAGAAGCATATCTCGATCAGGTTAGAGAGAACGTAAAGTTACAGGCCAAAGCATTTGCTGATGTTGCTGGTAAGTATGAGGATAAGATTGGTGATGAATTATTAGTACATAACTTTGTATCACGTCTTAGCGAGAAAGAAAAAGAAAATTGGCGTGAATTATTTAAAGAGTTAGATAAAAATTTAAGGAGTTAGATAATGAACAGACGTAGTTTATTTGGAGTGATTGCTTTATCACCTATTATGGCAGTAGAAGCATTTGCTAAGGAGAAGCCAACAGGAGAGCCTTTAGAAGATTCAGTAAAAATGACTCTTATGGGAGCTAAGAAAAAAGACGGTACAATGATGTATCTTGGAAATGGTTCTTCTATGATGCTAGGCAATTTCCCTCAATATGATCCTGATAAACAGGTATCAATGGCTGTAGGTGATGATGGTAATCTTTGGTTGAAGCGTACAGACGGTGAATGGAGAAAGGTAGTAACAGAATGAGTAAGCTAGTAGAAGAAATCTTAAAGAATGAAATTGAAGTATTAAAGTCAAAGTATCTCCCAGAAGATACTGGTCATCTTCGTACTGCTGTAAGTGTATTAGAAGAGCGCATTAAAGAACTTCCAGTAAGTGATCAAGCTTACTTTACTATGCATAATATTCAACTTGCTATGATGGAAGAATTTAATACAAAGCTCTCTAGCTTCTCTGATGACAGAAATAATATATGGAATCGTCAATGGGCTATCGAGAATGCTATTAAGATTATTGAGGTAATGAAAGAAGTTAATACCAGAAATTTAATTTATGTAGCAGATCTACTATTTGAATATATTCATATGAAAGATGTTTGTGAAAAGGATAACAAAGCATGACTATGGAAGAA